AAGAAGAAAAAGTACATCCTAATCAAAAGGTTGTTAAGTTTGATGAGATGGGGAATATAATCTAATGGATAGTTTATTTAGTGGTAGTGGCATTAGAACATTACGCAACATGGTTAGAAAAGGTCTTATAAAACCAGAAGATTTAGACAATCCTCCTAGTGGTTGGTTTTTATCTATGGGTTATGAAAGAGAAAATGGATCAGGAAGATGGAAACGCACAATTCGTACAAAAAGTGGTGCAACTTCGTCAATTCCTGTACATAAACTGCCAAAATATAAAAATGTTCTTACAGGTAAAATAACTTTTGATCCTGTGATGTATGAAAAACAATATTAAAGATATTCTTGTACAAGATCCATTTGTAGAGTTTTATCCTGAACCACATAAGTATTACGATCTAAAACGTAAATGCTATGTTGCAAGATCTATTAGTGATGTCATAAAAACAAGTGATTTTGTTAGTAAGAATATGGAATTAGCAGCAGAAAGAGGCACTATTATTCATGGTGCTGTACAAATATGGTGTGAAACTGGTGATAAAGCACTAGCACTAGCGTATGCTAAAAATTATGCACATTGGGTAGAGCATCTTATAAATTACAGAATGTGGGAGACTTGGAAACCTTTAGTAAATGAGCTAAGAATGATAGATAGGAAAAGAGATATAGCAGGTAGTTGTGATGTTGTTTTACAGCATAAAGAAACTGGTATGCTTTGTCTTGCAGATTATAAAACACAAGAAAAATACAGCAAAAAGAATCATAGTTTACAAATGGGTGGTTATGTTAGTTTGCTTTATCAAAACTTTCCTTCTATAACCTTATTTAGTTGCAGAGTTATTTATATAACACCTGATGGCATAAAAACACAAGAATATAATCCAAATGAATGTATGTATGACTATGAACAGGCTAGAAAATTATATTTTAAAAAATCTACTTAATTTTATGTGTATGTTCTACGTTTGGGGGTGTTATTAGTTCTACATCTGCACATATTCTAGCCATCTCTGTACCCTCTTTGAATCGTATACCTTGTTTTAAATTATCAATACAAGTCTTTGCTCTACTCATTTCAAAGTTAAGACGTTTTGCAGCTAGTGAGGCTTCATATAACTCATTTTGCTTAACCATAGCCTTCCTACATTCTTTTATAGCTGTTCTATCTAGTGGTATAGAAAAAGTAGCAGTTATACCACCATTAACAGATACATTAGATTGTTTTTGTCCTGTTCTTACTTGTTCATGGTAAAGAATCTCACCTCTATATCCAGCATCTACATCACCATCTCCTATAGGTTTATTTTCGTCATCAAAGTTTCCTTCTATATCACGCCTTGAATATACTGGCCTATCAAAATGCGATTCGTAAGGTGTTGCAAAGCCATATGTAGTAGAAACAAATGGAGAAATATTTAATGTTGCACCCTGACAAGTAATAGTGTTCATTTGATACTGAAACTGCCTAGAGGGAACCACTTGCACCGCCTGGTTGACTACACTACCACTGGAATTTGAGGTAGTATTAACAGAATTAGCAAAAACAGGGTTATTAAGTAAAAGCAGTAAACATAAATATCTTTTCATTGACTAAAGGTGGATAGCGTATCAGTTACATTTTCTATTTGCGTAGTGCGCTGTATATGCGTGTAATTAGTAATACCTGGTGTTTCTAAAGTCTCAAAATATTGAAAGCTCTGCCCCTCATTTACAATAGAAAACGTAGGCTTATTATCTAAATTTGGGGAGACATATGTAGTACCTACACCTTGTACTGTTGTATCTAGTTTTGTCCAACCAGCAGGGGCTAAATTACCTGTAGAACTTTTTACATTTTCGCCTCCTATTGTTAACTGGTAACCATTGCGTATATCAAAACTTTTTATGTCCTCAACTGTTGTTGATTTAGTTTCTGATCTTTGGGTTAATACTCCCTGTTGAAAATTAGGAATTACACTTTGAGCATATACAGGTACGCTAAAAAAACTTAGCAGCAATATAAACCTATACATAGTTATTGCTAATCAACTACCAATGTAGAGGTTATTTGACCAAGTGCCTCAGTATTATGTCCACCTGGTGTTAGTGTTATTGACCCTGCTGAGGTTATCGTGCCTGCTAAATCCCCTGCTGTACCGCCAGCAATACTTGTAACATTATCAGAAAAATTAGGATTAGTACCAGTTGTAACAGCACTACCTGGTATCGCATCAGCTTGATTATATGACTGACTAAATGTAAAGCTATTACCTGCTGTTTTTTGAGTAACTGTAATAGCTGGTGCAGTAGCTACACCACTTGAGACATTTAATGATCCTAATCCATCACTAACTGTTTGACCTGCTGCGGTAGTGTAACTTGTATCCACTCCAGAACCGCTAATGCTATAGCTATTACCTAGTCTTGAAGAAGTTGTACTTGCCCCTCCTACAGTAAGTTTTGTAGAAGCCGTAATACTATGAGATAAATCTGCATAACAAGCAGGTGTAACTGCTAACAGCAGTAAAGGTAGAAATCGTTTCATTTTTTTGTAGAGGGGTCAACCACAGTAGCACCAATTATTTTTATAGGTGTTTCTACCCTTATAGTTTGGTATGAATTATCACTTTGTGCAACTTCTTTAGGTTTCTCTTGGTTTTCTTTGCGTTTTTTAGCCCCTTCTAAACCAAAACTGCTAAGACTTGAAGCTAACAAACTGGCGGGAAATGTAATATCTTGCTTTTCTCCTGTAGTAAGACCAGGGATCTTAGGCAAGTAATTGCTTGTAACCAGAAGGCCACTCCAAAAAACTACTAACAGTCTTACTGCTACTGAAATAAATTCAAATTGTTCTTCTTTATCATCAAATTTTTCTTTTAGTTTTTGTAGAGGATTTTTAGATTTTTGCTCTGACATGGGTTTTTAACCTATAATAGCTTTAGATAAAGGCTAAGAAAAGTGATAGAGGTCATAGCAGCTACAGGTGGTGCATTGCTTACGGCTTGTTTTGTATCAGTAGGTTCTATATCTTATAGAGGTAGACAATCAAGGGATGACTTAGTAAGAAATACAACAGCTATAGAATTGCTTACTACAAAAATAGATGATATGAGTGACGATATGAAAGAAATTTTTCATAGGCTTAAGGAAGTAGAACTTGCCGTTGCAGAGATAAAGCCTAGAAGGTAAAAAAGGCTGTTTAGCTTTGCGATGGGGATTAAACAGCCCTGTAGATGACCTATTTCAATTTAACGTCTATAGTATGTTTGTAAAGCAACACAATGTCATGTACAAAATTTTAAAACCTATACTGCTACGCTTTCTTACTTCTACAGGTTGTAAAAGATTAATTGTAGATTTACTAAGGTCTATTTGTAAGCAAACAACGAATACCTTAGATGATAAGGCTGTTGATATGTTAGAACAGCAGTTATTTCCTAAATTAAATTAATTAGTCAGGAGATAGATCAAGTCCAACACTTGCCCTGTCTTTCCTATGAATTGCAATAGGTATTGTATAACTTTCAAGTTAGAGTATCTCACAAACCTAACTATCAGGCTTCCCGACTATAAATATTATGTAAGTTTATCGTAATACTTACAACGATTGATTTGAAATGAGGGAAAATGAGTTGCGTCTAGGAGCAATACGGAGAAGTACTCTGAGGTACGGAGAGCCACATAAAGACGATGAGAGTTGTGTACTTTAAAGTCACCTCGCAGACGATTAAATCCTAGAGGTGTTAAAAAGGTTTAACGTAATACCTTAAACGATTGATTTGAGTTTTAGGGCAGAAAAGTAAGTTACAGCGATAGGCATAGAGCCAGAATGCGACTAACGAAATCGAACTAAGCTGAAAGGTAAAAATCACTTCTTAAACCTGTTAAGTCATAGAAGTGTTAAGGACAGTTTTAATCGTAAACTGACAACGATTGCAATACGGATCTGGACGGGGAAACGATAAGATAGGCATGGAGGGACATGACGCTGTGACGATTTAAAAGGTAAGAAATCGACTTAAAAGGCAAGACGTTAAAGTGAACTGAGGGGAGCGACTTCGAGTCAAAGTGAGGGGTTGAAGCATTGTTTTTCACCTTGTTAACCTATTAAGTATCAAAGGTGTTAAAAAAGGGTTTATCGTAACACCCATAACGATTGTAATGAGGAGAATTAAGCCGTATCAAGTTGTTAGAAGTTGCAGCCCTAAAAAGCGACTTGAGTCACAACACGGAGATGTGCATTGTTAAGAAGATTTCTTAAACTCTGACTTTTCAATCAAAGATTTAGGTAGTCTTTCTCCTTTTCTTTGCAGTTGCAAAGATTCTTTTCTAGCACCATCAGCAGCCGAAGCTATGAACGCATGATGAATCTGTTTAGTTTCTAAATCACGTTTCTTAGCTTGATCTAATTTAGAAGAATCTATGTGAGTAAATAGTCTACGAGTATGCCTACGATGTTTTTTAATACCAGCATTGGCTTGGGCTGCTGAATAATCAACAGCCTCTTTATCAGTAAGCACAACCAAAGACCCTTTTACTTCTTTGAGAACAATGGGTCTGTTAATGCCTTCACGAAGTTTTTCAATGTTGCCTCTAACAGTAACCATGCTGAACTTATCCCACTCTTTATCTGGATAACAAGTATTCCAGTAATCAAGGATATGGTCTTCTGGGATGACATCACCTTTTTGAAGTGATCTCCAATCAATGCCATCTATTCTTGGATTTGGCATTAGTCAGCTATCTCCACTAATTCAGATGCAGAAAATCTACCAAATCTTGGCCTCCATGTACCTAATCCTTCAGCTTTTCCAGCCATAGTAATAATTCTATTTAGCTGAGATACACTTAATATCTCATCATCAACCATTAGCTCAAAAGTACATTTCCAATCTGGTAATAATAACCTTTGAACCCAAACACCTCTTGATGTAAATGCTGTATTTGAAAAATAGCTTTGATCTTTTGTGTACATTTCTAAAGCATCTTTTGACCCTTCATATTCAATTATTGGATCATTATAGACAACAACAGAGCGTAGAACATCTTTACCTAACTTCCATTTAGTAGCAGCGTTTCTAAGACAACGCAAAAAGTTTGCACCAGGCATATATGGATCAGAGAAACCATCGAATTCGATAGAGTTTTTAGTTTCGTTTACTTTTACTTTTCCCACGTTTTTCCAATATCCAGAGAAAACCCAATCTAATGCTCTAAGGCATAAATGATCTTCATCGTTTTTCTTTTTCTTACTAGAAAAAAATGCTTTTTGTTTTGCTCCTTCACCTAATGGATCAGAGTTTTGTACGTTTGAACAAAGTAAGCCAGCAGTGCCTTTTACTGTGACTTGATAGTTGTTTAGTGCCATAATAAAATTCCACAACGGAGTGAATGTGTAAATCCTTAACGGATATGTTTAGACCTTTTATAGTCATATCTAGGACTATGAATTAAATTTTAGAATACTTACCTTTTTCTATAAGCCAATCATATTTTTCAATAGATTTTTTACAGTTTTGACATTTTAACTCTGACCATGAAAGATGATATACCATGCCTATATTTTTGCAGTGTGGGCATTGTATCTTTGCCCCTGCATAGCGTTTACACCTTGAAAAACGTGTAATAGGTACGAATGTAGTCATGCGAAAGCCTCAAGTGGTTTGTTTTGTCTATAACTAAATCCATTATCAGGATTATCTTGCGGTAGTATTATTGCAAGGCCAGGATCTTCTTGCCTAAGAAATAAATGAACAGGTACATTACACATTTTCATTGCAATACCTAAATGTTCAAATATATCTTTAGGTATATCTGTTGCTTTGTCATAACTACCAGATCCATCTTTTGTATATATGTAAACTGATCTAGTGCCAGAAGAATCTACATTCTCTAATGTACCTAGCCGAAAATATCTCATGTAATTAGCATTAAAATGTTCTATAAATGCCTCATGAGGTCTATTATCACGTTTATCTTGTGAACCAACTATTAAAACCTGTAGACTCATTTGTTTACCTCCTTACAAGCTAGTTCTATACCTGCATTACAATCTGCAACTGTCATATCATATAGAGTTGATGATAGGGCTGTATAAAACAACCCTGTAGCAGCAAGTATCATTAGAAAATTAGACATTGTTCTATTTAGTCTCACATACATAATGATTTTCTAAGAAGTTTCTGTACCTAGTTGGTGTAGTACCTCTAATACTTTTGATTAAGTCACGATGAAAAGTAATTTTCTCAACGTCACCACGTCTTGTTTTGTAGTCAGTATCAAAGTAATTTTTTTTATAATGTACAGTTGCAAATTTAGAACCATTGAATTTAATAATTGAAGTGTATGGTGTACATACTGATTCTTGATGGCTGTCTAGTATTGTTACGTTATTACGAAAAGAACCAGAATCTCTATCGTGTATTTTTTGTAATACTGCTTTTTGATAAATGTCCATTTGGAAAACCTCTCGGTATTGTGTACACTTTTAGTATATATGTAGGGTATACCCCTGTCAAGTAATTTATTTAATTAGCCTAGCATACTGTTCAATAGTCATAACAACACGCCAATTATCTCCTTCTTTGCATCCTGGTCTTTTATTAAACCTGACCATAGTAATAGCATGATCTACTTTTGCATTTATTCTTTGCTGTTCTGCTTCTCTAGGCTTTCTTAATACTGCTTCACTTTTATCTTTCATATCCGTTACCTGTACAACAGTATTAGGTATACCAACTAAATCACCTTTATCTTTATCCTGACCTGCCCCAAATCTTCGCTCAACTACATGCCCTGTAGCTGCTGTTAAATAAATACAGGCTTCTCTTTCTGCCCTATCGCCCTTATTCTTTTGTGAGTTCATTTTTCAAGATCATATATTTTTTTCTTTAGTTCATCATATTGGACAATATATTCTTTAGTAGCAAACTCTGAATTATGGTTAAACATATATCTATCATTAAGTTCACCTAACTGCTTATACAAATCTTCTATCATTTTTAATTTTTTATCATTAAATTCTTTGCTTAATGCATCTTCTTCTTTAGGTTTTTTTGACCAATCAGTAACTAAAGTAAGTAACTCTTTTACACGCTGTAATGCATTTAAAATACGTTCTGATGTTTTCATCGCATAGCCCAAGTAAAACCTGTTTCTAATTTTATAGCTATTCCCTCTTCTCTTTCCTGTTGTTCTTTATCTTCAATCGCATTTATCATATCTTTCCTAAATTGATTTGTAGTATTACTATATTCCCACTTTTCAGGTTTGCGTTTTCTTGTTACTTTTACACCATCAATACTAAAAGTACTCATAATAATACCTTCTAAATAATACTTTTCTAATATCATCTTTTTCTCTGTTATCTGCATTTCTATTTCTTTTTTCTGTAATTGTAGTGTTTTAAGCTGTCTTAATAATTGTTCTGGTTGCGTGTTCATGGTTAAAATGTAAATTCTGTATATTCTTTTGGTTGCCAATCATCAGGTAAATGATACAGCCATTCTAAAAACATTCTTGCAGCGTTCATAACTTGTTTATCATCAAATTTTGCTAACCATTCCTCTCTTTCAATGGCTTCTAGTTCTTCTTCAAAACTCATGACATTAAAAGGTAAAAAACAATAACTTTTACATAGTATGGGGTATACCCCTGCATTATGCAAGCCTTAATTTAATTTTAGCTATTTTTCTTTAATTTACTCTTTATAGGCTTCTTTCCTTCAAACTTTGTACCTTTTTTGCCAAATAGTTTTTTTAATCTTCCTATAAGCTGTTTAAACAATGGCTTAAGAACTCTATTTAACAAAGGTGTTAATGTAGCAGCCGTTGTTGCAACTACTGTTATAGCGAATGTTGAGCTAACTGTATTTATAGAGGGTAAATACTTTTCTACTGCTGTTGTAGGTTCCCATTGTATTACACATTCTTTAGTTTCTTCTACCCATACAAAACCAGTTACTTTTTCTGTACCTTTTGCATTTAAATCACCAATTCTAGGGTTATTCTTTTTAGGATCAGGACACTCTACTTTATCTTGTTCTGGTATTTTAGGTACTTCTGGTTCTTCTACATCAGTTTCGGGTGGTTCTACGTTTGTAGGTGGTTTTGCTTCCTCTACAAGCAATATTTTTTTCTTATCATACTGCAAAGGTACATAAGAAGGGATCGGACATACAAACCTGTTTCCGCTTAGGTCATCTATAAATAACTGATTGTTTTTTGTACCATCATTTCTATAAGTAACGCATGGCATTGTAAGGGTTGGCGGTAATGTTCTTGTTATATGCTTTGTATTAGGTAAAGATTGCTCTACAGGTATATTTATTATTGGTATGCGTGGTATTGCTGAACTAGGTATTGTATCTATTTCTGGCATTAAATACTAAGTTTAGTTTTTGGTTTAGTAGGTAATGCAGGTTGTGTAAATTTAGGTAGCTCTTTATTTATTAAATTAGGCATATTACCTGTTAATTCATTCAATATTTGTTTTTTTATTTTTTCTTGTCCTTTTGGACTTGTTATGTACTTATAACCGAAGTAAACTGTAGTAATAGAGCCTAGTGTTAACACAAATGTAATACAGGCAATACTATTAATTATTTTTTGCATGATTAGAGAAATTTTAATAAAATTAGCAGCACCACTTACTTTGATGACGCTGTTTCTTTTGTGTGCTTTAATGCCTCTTTTTCTAATGGCTGGTTTGATTCGTCAGACTCTTGAGTCTCCAAAATCTGTTGCTCCAAAAGCTTCATTGCACCATTAATTTCATAAATAGCTATAGTTAGCTGTTCTCTTTGTTGTGCAAGATTTTGTAATTTTTCTTTTAGATTCATAATAGTTTAGTAAAGTTTTTTACCAGCAGTGATTGCTGCATCAATAGAAGTAAAATCTTCTGTTGTCCAGATAGATGTTGAACCATCAAGTTTCTTGTAAGCCTTAATAGTTTCTAGATGCTCTACATTTCGCTTAATTTTGTCTTTGTATTCTGCATCAGTCTCATCTGAAGTTTTAGCAATACCAATAAGTGTAACGCTATCGCCAGCAGCAGAAAAGATTGCTGCAATTTCATCTGCGGTTTTTTCTTCCATAATAAAAAATTAGGTTACTTTTAGTTTACCCTACTTCGAGGGCTGTGACTTTTGCGGATAATTCTTTTATAGCATTTACAAGGATTGGCACAAGTCGATCATAGTGCATACCATAATTACCATCATAATTTTCATTTACAAGTAACATATCGTTTTTATCATTTGCAAAACCATGTTCTTTTTCTATTTCTAACTCTTCTTGAGCTATAAAACCAAGATGTAATTTCTTTTCTTTTTTAGATCCATCTGGGATGCCATTTTGATAATTTGATCTCATATCCCATCTATAAGTAATAGGGCGTAATTTTTCTACCCAGGAAAGACCATGATTAAAATCATTTATATCAGTTTTATCTCTTATATCTGAAGTTTGTATTGTAGAAACTTTGCAAAATAAATTTGCTATACCATTATCACCTAAACAGATATTATTATCAGCTGTTGATATTGTACCCGAAGGTGAAGCACTTGACCCAGCATTATAACCTAACATTAAATTATTATCACCTGTGGTTATAGATGTCCCTGCTGTACTAACTGCGGTATTTTTAACTCCAGTTGTTACACCCCCTAAAGCATCTCTTCCAAAAGCATTATTATCATAGCCTGTTGTGTTGGCATCTAAAGATTTATAACCCACAGATGTGTTCTCTGCACCACTCGTAGTATTATTTTGTGATGCATGACCAACTGCTGTATTACTATTAGCCGTTGAGTATCTTAAAGAGTATGAACCAAGAGCAGTAACATTAGTACCTGTTTGATTATTATCTAAAGACGCTACACCTATAGCAGTGTTATTGCTACCAGTAGTGTTTTGCTGCATACATACACTACCAACAGCAGTATTTGAACCTCCAGTTGTATTATTTACCAAACAATTATTACCAACAGAAGTATTGTTACCACCTGTCGTATTATCCTCCAAAGCTGACATACCAACAGCAGTATTTTTAACACCAGTTGTGTTAGATGTAAGTGATGCATATCCAACACTAGTATTTCTTTCTCCTGTAGTATTTGCATCTGCTGAAGAATGACCAATAGCTACGTTTGAATGTCCAGTTGTGTTTTGTAATAAAGCATTTTGTCCTACGGCAGTATTGGCTGATCCAGTAGTATTAGATGACAATGCACTAGTACCTACCGCAGTATGCCCACCAACGCTTGTGTTTGATAATAAAGCGTTATAACCAACGGCAGTGCTATTTGATCCAGTTGTATTACTGTATAAAGCCTGAGAACCTACAGCCGTATTGCCTGCACCTGTCGTATTAAGTGTTAAAGCTAAATTTCCAATACCTGAATTATTTGTAGCTGTAGTATTAGCTCCTAAAGCTGCATATCCAACTGCTGTATTATTTGAAGCTGTAGTATTTGCATCTAAAGATCTAAAACCAATAGCTACATTATCACTACCAGTTGTGTTTAATGTTAATGCTTCAAATCCTACTGCTGTATTGTTATTAGCAGTTGTATTCTCACCTAAACTATCAAAACCGACAGCAACATTATTCGATCCAGTTGTGTTCTTAATTAATGAAGCCCAACCAAAAGCTGAATTTTGAATCCCTGTATTATTTGCACTTAATGATAGATATCCAAAACCTGAATTATAACTTCCAGTAGTACTAGCATCAAGAGCATACGCACCTACAGCGGTATTCTGAGTTCCAGTTGTATTTTGGTTTAAAGCTTGCCTTCCAATAGCTGTGTTATTAGAAGCTGTTGTATTACTACTTAAAGTACCCTGTCCTAACGCCGTGTTCGCCTCTCCAGTTGTGTTTGCTCCTATAGATTGATTACCAATAGCAGTGTTGTGACTAGCAGTAGTGTTTGCATCTAACGCAAGCGAACCTAAAGCTGTATTATTAGTTCCAGTTGTGTTTGCAAACAATGCATTATAACCAATACCAACATTGTTAGATGCTGTTGTATTGCGATGCAAAGCTAAACGACCTACAGCTACGTTCTGATTCCCAGTTGTATTGTCAGTTAAAGAAGCATCACCAACAGCTACATTATCATTGGCAGTTGTATTAGCGTCTAAAGCATAAGCCCCTACAGCTACGTTTTTACCACCAGTTGAGTTTGCTCCTATTGCGTCAAATCCTAAAGCTGTATTTCTTTCTCCAGTTGTATTAGCATCTAAAGCTAAAGAACCCACAGCTACGTTAGAAGCTCCAGTTGTGTTTGCTTGCATTGCGCCTTTACCAAGGGCAGTATTGTTACTTGCGCTAGTATTATTTAATAAAGCTGCACCACCTAACGCTACGTTATTTGCACCTATAGTATTGCTAAACATAGAGTGATAGCCCACTGATGTGTTGGTAGAGGCAGTTGTGTTTGCTCCTAACGCATCATCACCAATCGCAACATTTTCTGAACCAGTTGTATTTGCATCTAAAGCCGAAGATCCTACAGCAGTATTGTTTGCACCAGTTGTGTTTAATACTAAAGAGTTATAACCTACACCTGTGTTATTACTTGCAGTATTATTATTTAAAGACGCTCTACCCAAAGCAGTATTGTTATCTCCTGTGGTATTTGCAGATAATGTAAAAGATCCAACTGCGGTATTATGAGAGGCTACTGTATTTGCTCCAAGAGCATCATAACCAATAGCAGTGCAATCTTGCCCTACAGTGTGTGCATCTAAAGCTAAAGAACCTACAGCAGTGTTTTGAGTTCCAGTTGTGTTTGCTCCTAAAGAATAATATCCAACTGCTGTATTATTACTAGCAGTAGTGTTTGACAACAAAGCTAGAGAACCAACAGATACATTATTTGTACCAGTTGTGTTTGCAGTTAAAGATGCGTTACCAACTCCAGTATTATTCGCTGCTGTGTTTGCTCCTAATGCGGCTCTACCTAATGCAGTGTTATTATCCGCAGTTGTATTTGCATCTAAAGCCAGATACCCAACAGCTACATTATTTGTTCCAGTTGTATTTAATGCCATAGCACTTTTACCAACAGCAACATTATTAGAAGCTGTAGTATTACCAGATAAAGCAGCATGACCTAAAGCAGTGTTACTACTTCCAGTCGTGTTAGCATCTAAAGCAACACCACCTACAGCTACATTTTCGTCTCCAGTAGTAATAGCAGTACCAGCATCTTTACCGAATAATGAATTATCAGTTGCATCGGTTCCACTAAAGCTGTCTCCAGCGTTTGTACCAGCTACAGTGTTACCTTGTGCATCACTTGTTACACCACCTGCCGCAGCCCAGGATAAAGTACCAGAACCATTAGAAACTAATGCATAACCACTTACAGATGTATCTGTGGCTGGTAATGTCCAAATTACATTAGATGAAACTGTAGCAGGTGCTTTAAAACCAACATGATTTGATGAATCAGAATCTAAATATCTAATTTCTTTTTGTCCTGATACAGAGAAATGTTCTGAAGATGTCCATGAATCTGTAGCATTAAGCCAATTAAATGTTTTATCTGTAGCACCTTTTAATGTGATACCACCACCATCTGCTGTTGTATCTGATGGGGTAGAAACCTTGCCTATTTCTATGTTTTTGTCTTCTACAGTAAGTGTTGTCGTGTCTATAGTTGTAGTAGTTCCATTTACTGTGAAATTACCGCCTACTGTAAGATTCCCAGTTAATAGCCTGTTCGTATCAGGTATTGGCACATAATCAAGGGACTGCCATGCTGTTGATCCATCCCCTATTTTAAATTTTTTTGTATCTGACTCTATGCCCCATTCTCCAGCAAGTAATACTGTATTATTAGATGTCCAATTACTAGCCGTATCCCTTCTTTGCTTTTGTAAAGCATTTAATGTAATTGTCATACTTAAACAGAACTACCTGCATCTATTATATTAGTTCTAGCAGGTGATGAGCTACTTGTTAAGGCATCTAATATATATGATCTTGCTGTACTACCAGAATCCCCTGCATCAAATATTAAATCTCCAATATCAATAGGTACTGAAACAAGTTCTACCTCTACATTCCATTTGCTAGTTATGCCATCAGATATAGTTGGTGGGGTTGCATATAACCAGGCGAAATCAGTTACTAATGAAACAGGTGGTGTAGTATATCCACTCCATGTACTTGATGACAAAAAGAATATTTCAAAACTACCATTCTGACCATCATAATGTGTCCTAATAAGATTTACCTGCGTTTCTGTAAGATTATCAAATGTTAGCTGTAATGTTTGATTTATACGTCTATTGCCTCTTCTAAATCCTGTTGTTGCACCACTTGATGAAGCTTGTATAGCACTAGGATAATCACCCTGTGTATATAGTCTAGTTGTAGGAATGATTGCAGGGAAAGTAGCCATTATAAAGGTACGCTTATAAGTTCTATAGATGTACTATACCTATTTGGTGAAGATATACTAATTTGAAATGACTGTGCATATCTCCATTGGTAACTGCTACTACTAACAGGTGGTGTAGAGTAACCTGCCCATACTTGACTAGATAAATCAAAAGGCTCTATAGATCCGTTTTGTCCGTTGTAATGTGTTAATAAACTTTGTGCTTCTGTTTCTGTTAAGTATTCGTATGTAATTGTTAATCTTTGTACAACTCTTTTTGTACCTAATAAAAATCTAACATTACCACCACTTAAACCTTCATGCGTGTTTTGTGGGTAATCTCCATAAATCAAAGCTCTTGTTTCTGGTTCTAATGAGGGGAATGTTGTCATTGTAAAACGGTAAAAGTACCAGTAGTTATTTCTAAGGATATTTCAGATTTATCATTCGTATCTAGTGGAAAATGTACAGCTTCTATATTACTTACACCATCATTATCATAAGTAATACTAGTAACTTGATAATATTCAATTTCTGTTCTGTCATCACCAATACTATTTTTTCTTTGTAGTTGCAATTTTATAATATTTGTTGGTATTAAAGTTGTTGTTAAAAGTGGTGTAGAAAAACTTATATTATGTGTACTGTGCTTACGTCTTGCTAATTCATATTTTGCATACAATATTGCATGATTTACATCAGCACAAAAATCTGACATATCAAATTGTTCTGTGGGTGCATCTAATGCAGTTGAACTAAACCTGACACTAACTGTTTTACGTCTTGCAACTGCTGTAGGTACACATTCAGTATAAATACAATTAGCTATGAAATCTCTTCTTTCTTCTACGCTGAGATAACCTTTTTTAAATGTACCTTGAATAATATTAGCCTCTGTAAATGTTATTATAGGAGTTAGTGCAGTGGTATCTATTTGATTGCTTCCATTAATAGGTAATATTGGTGCAAATTGATATTTACCACCTACAGATAAAAAAGATAAAAAATAATAAGGTGAAGTTTTAGTAATAAAGTCAACAATATTTACAGCTTTAGATATTATGCCATTGAAAAACATACTGTTATTAGTACAAAATGTTGACAGGCTTTGTAAGTTAGATAACTCTACAGGTGCGACAATATTAGCTGTATTATTACCATCAATTTTTTTATATAACTTAAATAAGTGCATAGCTAAATCTATAAATTGATTGCTTGCACCCTGCGTATAACTAGAGCCTGATAAGCCTGCACTGTATAAATCTACTTTTACACCCTGTTCATAAAATATATATAGTTGTTTTGTTTCTGAAGGAAATGTACCAGCAGATGGTATATCAAACAAATTTCCTGATACAGCTAAAAATGTAATATCAGCAAAAGATGAATTATTGTTAGATGTATTTTGTACAACTAGGCTTGTACCTACTGTTGTTTCATCTTGCACTCCATCTAATGTTCCAGTACTTGCAGGGTTAGTAGAGATTGTTTGAGTATTTACTGAAACAAAAGTCCATTTATTTATAAATTTAGTTCTACCACTACTTACTGCATTTAAAGAATTAAGTTGACTTTGTGTATATGTACCAGCAGCGACAGTTGTAGAGTTAATTGGTGGAATAAGATTTCCACTAAAAAATTCTGCATTTAAATCCACAATAGTACCTGGGTTATTACCACCTAGTAAAGCTCCAGTACTAGTATTACGTCTTTGATTAAAACCAAATTCCATATCACTTACACCAATATAACTTTGGTAAGCTGTTGTAACATTATCACCAGTTTCTGCATCAAATACCTGTAATGACATTACAAAAGTAGTATTAGAAGTATCACCTGTCCCGAATGTTTTCGTCCTGATACCTTGAAAATCTTTACCTAAATCGGGTTCATTTTGTAAATATGTACCAGATGATGGCTTAAATAATTCATTTAAATATGTATAAATATCATTTCCGCAAAAAAGACCTGTACCACTGATAGGGCATGAATTAGGTGAGGATGCTAAAGATGCAGCAGTACTATAAATATGACTTAAGGTTATGGATGTATCATCTAAAAAACTTAATTTTGTAAGCCCTGTAAATGATCTAGATTTTGTAGGACTACTAATTATTTCACCTTGAGATATTACAAATAAAAGTTTTTGTACAAAACTAGAAGTACCTGCCTTTATCAGGCTTGGTTGCATCCAAACACCACCTATATCATTAACTCTTTTACCAAACACAATAGGTACAGTTTCACCTGTCTTTGCAATTTTTTGTGATACATCAAGATCAGAATTTGGTTTTTTAAAATTTTCTAAACTTTCATCTAATATTTGTGCGTCTTGCCCTACTTTTGATTTTCCCTGTGCTAAACCTGTAAAAACAGGCCGCATTTTCTGACCACCTGCAATAAAACTATACTTTCTTCCTGTCATTATTCGTACTCCTTAAACATTATGAAAGGTAATATTTCTGGTGGTACTGTAAATCTAGCAAATTTAAAAGTTTTAATTTTTTTACTTCCAGTTAAAATTGTATTATCAGCTAATTTATATACTCTTTTATCATTAATAATATAACCTGTTACATCTGTAACCTCTTGACCATCTTCTAAAATAGCTTTTATATTAACAGCAAAAACTTTATTATTCATGTTGCAATAAACCTACCCATTAAATCACTGCTAATACGTCTTGATGGTACTTGTGCTTTTTGTTTTGATATTGCAGGGCTAACAGTCCATGTAACAGTAGTATCATTTAATGATGCATTATCTATAGTACCTATAAATCTACAAATAAGACTTGCAGAATTACTAAATAAATCTTGTCCTATAGATTGTATATATAATGATGCAATTACAAGACGATCACCACCAATAGCTGTATCTGTAAGATCAACAATAGATGCAGTAGCAGCTAAATTTATCGTTAAATCACTTATACTTGCAGCTTCAGTAGATGCAAAACCAGATGCATCAAATGCTAAATAATTAAAATTAACACTTTGATCTATATCTGAATCTGCTGTAAGATTTTGTGCTGATTGATAAAAATTTTGATAAGCATTAGTAGGTAATCTTTTGCTACTACTATTTAGAACACTTGATTTATCAGCGTAATATTCTAAAAAAGTTAATATATCAAAATTAGCCATCTATCCTAAACCTAATGATCTCCTAGTTCTTAAATCAGATTGCAATAAAGTTAATGTTTGATCTATACCACTTTGTACAGCACTTGCTAAATCATTTGTGGTTATAAAATTAGTACCATCCATTTGCGTTACCGCACCTGTTGTAATATTTACATTTGGTGCTACATATCCACCTTCTGCAAATCTTGGTACTGCTGAAGAACCTCTATAACCTGCTAAGTAGTTTTTACTAAATTGTGCAGCTTTTCGTGCAGGTATAACATATTCACTTCCAGCTTCCCCTAAATAACCTAGTGTAGGACTTGTAACAACGCCACCTAAAGCCATTGGTGTGCCACCACCTGAACCACCTGAACCACCTGAACCACCTGAACCACCTCCACCACCGCTATTTCTTCTTCTTCTTAAGGCTGCTAATTTTGCTAAAATTTTATTTATAAAACTTAAAAAAGATCGTAGAGGTGCGGTAGCAGCACTAATAGCACTCTTAACTGCATTCGGAATAGCATTTAATGCACTTCTTATATTATCTACAACGGCTCTAAATACATTACCTACAAATTCTGCATATGCCTTAAATGGAGCTAGTAATGCTTGTCCAATAGCAGCAAACGCTTGACCTATTTGATCTCTAAATTTAAATATTAAAACACCTAAAGCTATTATGGCTGCTGGTATTGCTGCGCCAGCTAAAAGAGGTGCAAAGAAACCTACAGCAGCACCCAAAGCAGTCCCTAACGCTCCTAGTCCTGTAACTATTAAACCTAAAGCAGGTGCAATAATAACAATACCTGCTGCTAATGCTGTAACACCAGCAATTATTGATTGTAATGGGGCTGGTAAATTTGTAAACTTTTCTAAAATACTTGTTAAAAAATTAACAAAAGGTGTAAATGCAGGTAATAATTTAGTACCAATAACAGTACTTAAATTTTCCATTGATTTGTTATATAACTTAAACGAGTCAGGTGGTGGTACATCCATTTCTTTTAATCTTCTCATTGCTTCTATGATAACTTCTGTTGTAAGCTCACCATCTGAACTTAGCTGTTTAAGTTCTCCAACTTGTACACCCATTACATCAGCTACGGCTTGACCAATCGCAGGTAATCTTTCCATAATTGATCTAAATTCATCACCTTGTAATACACCACTTCCTAGAGCCTGACTAAGTTGCAACATAGCGCCCTCAGTATCAGCAGTTGATAAATTATATCTTAAAGCAGCGTTATTTAATCCTAAGTATGTATCTTTTATTTGTTCTAGAGATATGCCCATAGGTCTTAATCTTCCAAAAAGATCAGATACACCTTTACTTGCTGTATGTTGACCTATACCAAACCTATCAGCAGCTTGATTAACAAAATCTAATACTTCCTCATGTTCGTTATATTCTTCAGTTAATATTTTTAAAGTTTTTTGTGTTCTTTGCATATCAATACCTGCTTTTAAAAAACCTGACACCGCTGCTGTAGCACCAATAGAGCCTAATACACCCATAAGACTACTACCTGCATTTTTAAGTTTATTAAAAGCAATAGCAGTCTTATTAGAAGAATCTTTTACCTTACCTAAACCTTTATTAAGGCCATTCAAAGATTCTTGACCTGTAACCTTCGCCTTAATTGTATAGGTAGTGGCTAGATCCATTATTTATTATCTTTATTAAATGTTTCTACTATTTTAGCCTCTAATACCTGTAAGTCAGCAAGTATTTCTAAAGGTTTTTTTATTTCGTCTTTTTTTAATTCAAATATCCACTTTATTGCATTGTAATCTAGACCATAAATAACACCTT